GTTTGTATTCGCGGTGGCAATGTCATGGGTTCAAATGGATCAGTTATTCCTTACTTTGTTGAACAGATTAAATCTGGCGGGCCAATCACTATCACCGATCTTAACATGACACGATTCTTCTTGACCTTGGAAGAAGCCATCACTTTGTTGTTTACTGCCGCAGAAGATTCCATTGGCGGAGAAACATTTGTAATGAATATGCCAGCCTGTTACATACGAGATATAGCTGATGTATTGATGGAACACTACGGTCAAGTTACTATCAAAGAAATTGGTAGCAAGCCTGGAGAAAAGTTAGATGAAATGTTGATCAGTAAGCATGATGCTGAGCTTAGTTATTACTATGACAAAAACTATTTTGTAACATTGCCAGTAAAATGCACTCCAGAACTTGAAGCAAAGTATTCACAGTTGCCAAAATTTGATCAAGAAGAATTTTCATCTAGAACATTTATTATGAACAAAGAACAAATCAAACAGATGTTAATCAAAGGTGGGTTTATATGCGAGTAACTGTAGTTGGAAGTCGCGGCATGGCCGGACATGTGATTGTAAAATATCTTGAACAACAAGGAAACACCGTTACTTCTGTAGACAGAACTCAGTTAGATGTTGAAGGAAATGTTGAGCAGTTCTTTGAAACTTTAGACACTGACTTTGTTGTCAACGCTGTTGGACTACTAGTAAAGGACTGTGTCAATCGTCCTGATCGTGCCGTTGCGATCAATGCCTGGTGGCCACAGTATTGTGCCTACAAGTTACAGGACACTGACACAAGACTAATTCACTTGTCAACTGATTGTGTGTTTGATGGTCAACATGGAAATTACGTTGAAGCTGACAAACATACTGAAACCAATGCATATGGGCGCAGTAAAAGTTTTGGGGAAATCAACAACTCAAAAGATATTACTTTTAGAATGAGCATCATCGGTCCTGAACTAAAAAATGGTACCGGATTACTTAACTGGGTTTTGACCAACAAAGAATCTGAATTATCCGGGTGGGACAATGCCTGGTGGAATGGTATTACTACATTGCAGTTGGCCAAGTGTATTGATCAGTATATTAACAATCCTGCAATCTCTGGAGTATATCACTTGGTCAACAACAATGTTCAGATCAACAAGTATGACCTATTGTGCAAAATCAATGCAGTGTATGAATTAGGCAAACACATTATACGCACACAAGGTCCCAAGAACATCAACAAAGTACTAGTTGATACTCGTAGCGAAATTGACTTTGCTATCCCTGACTACGATACTCAACTACAACAGCTACGAGATTTTACTTGACGTAGTTTCTCATGTGCGCCCAGCAACGACCTGACCGCAGATCCTCAAAGCTCCAGTGGCATTGAGCTAGTTTTCGGATCCAGATTTCTCTGTCGGGCAGATTGGGTGTTTCTAACAATGTAAAATCAGTGTTAGCAATATCGCCTCCTTGGCTATAACAAGGATCGTCGGTAATAAATGCAGGAATACCTTCTATTGGTGCAACAGCACTTGGGGTTGAATTATGACAAACCACTGCCCAACAATTGTGTAAATCTTGCGTGATGTGCCTATCTTGCGGGCTTAGGGCAACGTCAAATTTATCTAGGGTTGATTTATACCTGGGATATGCTTTCCAGTCGCCAGGGTGCCAGCGCATTAATATTGGCCGATCTGTGTTTTCTCTTATTTGTCTAAGAGTTCGTTTCAACCAGTGCGTAAGGTCAACGCCGCGCATGCTCCATCCTAGAGGTCGTTGAAGTGTAATGAGGATATGATTACCTTGTGTTCGCCATGGTTTTAAATCCATGTTGTAATCACGCTTGATATTATTCCAATTTTCATTACCCGGAGTATCGTTGCAGTAGATACCAGTGGCAGGAAATACTCCATTAAAACTATATCTTAGATACTTGTGTGGATTAAACTTGTCTTTGTAAATGAATACATTACTGTCTATGCTTAACCAATATTTCCTTAACTGCGTCTGAGTGTCCATTACCATCTTACGAACTTTGTAATGTGGTAACAACGTTTTTTGTATATTAGCATCAAATGCATTACCAATAATGGCACCAACGTCGCAGTCTTCGTAAGTCTGAGATCTAGTCACAGTTGCATCGTCTCCACAACGAGCTGCCCCTTCTGCAAAAAAAGTAAGGGCGTCAATTTTTTCTTGGCCGTTGATCTTGATTGGCAAGCTACTGAGATAGCTTTTAATAACTAAAGATTGGACGTTCTGCATTTTCTAGTACCATTTTCCAGGCTTGCCCTGTAATTATCTCATCTAAACTAAACTGACTGTAAGCAATGTTATGCAACCATTTTTGTATCACATCTTCATCAGGCATGTTAGGGTTTTCTATATTTTTTAAATCTTTATTTCCCAAGGGATCCGCAGCCGTTGGAGCCAGCGCAAACGCTGGTATCCCATACTGTATGGCTTCAACTGCGGCAATGCTGTTGTATGTGACCAAGGCATAGATATCATCATCTAATGCATCGTATATGGTGTCGTTGGTGCGTTCGCCGCGAGTGGCTTTTTCTCTAAACACAATTTCTCTATCTGTGTGTTTTTTCAAGGTCCTGACTACTTTCCTCAACCAAGCTTCACGATTATCGCCGTAGTACTGAAAAGGTTTGTCTGATGACAATACCACTAGAATTTTGGAACCTGTTCTTTTCCATCCGTTGTATTTCAGATTGGGATTAAAGTCTACCAACTGATCCCAACGATCACTGGGCACATCCATTATGGTGTTGTGTTGCATGGCGTTTTTGACAATTCTATGGTAAATTTTTCTACCAGTCTGGTTGTTTTCACAACGGTAATTGCCTAGATATCCGGTTTCGATAAAATAATAATCCTCGCCTGCGGCCTTGACTTGATCAACAATCTTGCCACTTGCGATACCTCTACACAGCACAGGTCCAGTGATACTTGCATGTTCGTTTCTGAATCTTGATTTATCCATGAATTTACTTTCGGGATACGCAGCCATGATCATTGCAGGATAGTCGCTGTACTTTATACCACGCTCAAACTTTTCAATTTTTTGTATTAGATCTGCAACAAATCGATTGTGCAATGTCATATCACCATTTCTCTTTAGATCGTATTTTTGTTCTTTGGTCAAAGAGTATCCAGGACCTTCGTAGGTGTTTTCGACTTCTTTCAGCATTTTAATATCATAATAAAGTTGTAGTGTGTCAGACACACTGTGCTTGAGTGCAGATTCAATTGTTATGTGTTGTATTTTATACTCGTCACCGGGCCAACGGTCCACTAGGGCCACTGGTAAAATCATAGCAGGTTCCTTTGCAAGCAGTACTCGGTTAGAATACGTTCGCGATGCCATTCATCACCCTGGGGCGTGTCGGCAAACTCTTGAAAGCACGGCGTGCCTAGAGTGTAGTGTAGCAGTTTGGCATCTTTGTTGACGCCATACTCATCAGGTAGCCAGTTCCACCCAGGAGGTAGTTCGCCAATGCGTTCATCATCTAGCCAGGAGAATCTGTGCAGTTCAGCACCTGTTGAGTTTTGTACAAACTCTGGGGTCAACTTACGATTGGGGAAACTGTTGCAGTTCCACAAGATCACACTTGACCAGTTCTTTCTTGGGTAATCTTCGTTTTTGCTGCCAAGATACTTTTCAGTCATGCGTGTTTTGTAATCATGTTTTACAACCATGACATCGTTGTAAGGACTTTGTAAGTTCCAGAGTTCCACAATGTCTCCACGCAAGATCATGTCGCCATCAATGAATATAGCCCAACCTTTGTAGTCCATCAAGTGCGGCACAAGGAATCGTGTGTAGATAAAATGATTGCTGCCGTCCGTGTGTGTTTCATCGTAGTCTTGAAACAAGTTCAGGGCCACAGGCACAATGGCCACTGGCTGACTGGCATGCCTGATGATCGAGTTCACGCACACATGATAGGCCACTGCTTCTCTGGGATCGTATCCCACAAATACAGGAATCGGTTTCATTTCTTACGCTCTATATCTTCTTCAACACAACGTTCGCCATATTGAATTTCAATCAACTTCAAAGGTTGATCAGTCTCGTTGCATAACTGATGCCACTCGTTCACAGCAATAAATGTGTTTTGATGCACAGACAAGTGACACTTGACTTCTTGATCAGTTGACACTTCATCCAAGGTGTACACTGTGGCCTCGCCCTCGGCCACAAACCAAAACTCTGCACGACTGTCATGTCGTTGCATGCTCAAGCATGTTTTTGGCATCACAGTGAGTTCTTTGAGTTTGGTGTTGGCACCTACTTCATGCAGCACACGATAGTATCCCCAGGCCCGATCAGTCTGAGGTGTTTTCCACTCTTGCAATATCCAACTTGAACTGTTCTTTTTGTCATCTCCGCCCACACCAAATTGGAATTCTACATCAGATTCCGTCATTTCAGGAATGTTGTCCTGTGTTCTATCGCCACCGTTGGCAAAGATAAACTTGGCTGCAGGCATTGGATAGTACAGTTTGGCCAAGCGTATGGCATCTCGAGCACTGTCATCAGAGTCATCAAACTCAATCACACGATCTACCATGGAGAGATTTTCCACAATGGATCGGCGCTCGGTCATGGGCATGAATGGTCTGCCTTTTTTGCGTACCAACCAGTCGTCTGAATTGAGTCCAACAACCAGTCTATGCCCCTGGGCTTTGGCTGCTTGGAAATAGGCTATGTGCCCAGAATGCAGTGGGTCAAATCCACCTGTGACAATTACAATTTTCATGTGGGTATTTAACCGACATGATGCACACACCACCAAAAAGCCGTCCAGGCCGCAATGAAGAATATCAGCAAAAAGAATTCCATTTCTGCCAGGTCTCTTTGCCAGCGTTCGTCGTCGGTCATGTTATACCGTGATGTCTTCCATGCCGGCTGTGCGCAATCGTACCACGTGACCCATTTGCCACTGCTTGGTGTCCAAGCCCTTCATGATGCCCAACCACCGGTTGCGTAGCAGTGCTACTTCATTGATGATAGTTTCAAAGTCCACAACTTCTTCTTCACCGTCCACATACTTTTCAGCGTCACGCGAAGTCAATGCTCGAGCATATCCTTCTAAGTACTTTTGAAAATGCCGGCGCCGTATTTTGCGTAGTTGTATGTTGAGGTAGTTCAGCACAGCCTCAATCTCTTGCAACTGATTGAATCTGTGCTCAGTTATGCCCGGCAATGCTGTGATGTTCTTTTCTACCAGGCCGCCAATTTTACAGTCACGTTTGGCGTCTTGCAGTTCAGTTTCAAAATGCGCAATAAAATCTGGTATGTTGCCAAGGTCGGCAACTACTCGGCTGTACCACATCAGTAGTCATCTTCTTGATTGTAGTTGTCCTCTTCGTCCAGCTCTTCTTCTTCCTCTTCCGCATAATCCTTGTCATTGTCCAAGTACGCAGTCAAGGCCTTTTTGATGTCTGAATCGCCTTTGAAGGCATTTTTGATTTCGTCTACATCATGATCATGATCAATAAGGATGGCCACAATGCTTTCAGCAGCCTCCATGCGATCTACCACATTGACGTATCGTTTTAACTCGCCCCAAATTTCGCTTGCTACTTCTGCTGACATTATTCTTCCTCCACAGTGTCGGCTGTACTTACCTCTGTCTTGGTGTTCTTGAAGTCGATCATGACTTTGTCCAGGCACCCATCTTCGTTGGCTTCCCAGGCCTTGCGGAATTGTTTAATTATCTCGCCTTCGCTGGTGGTGAACACCAGACGATTGCCTTCTTTCTTGAGCATGCCTTTTTTCTCTGCAAGATCGGTCAGACCACTGTAGGGATTCATACCTGTTTCGTAGGGAATTTTGACCTGCATGCCTTCAAATGGTTTGGCATAACGAGTTTTCATTACTTTACAGCCGGCACGTATGCCCATAACTTCGGAAATCTTGTTGCCGTCCTCGTCCTCTTTCAGTTTCATTTTCTTCATGGCCACCACAATACTTGACGCATAGATAAAGCCTTGACCGCCTGAGATCTTGTCATCTGGATCAAACATGTCTTGACTGGCGTAGGTATGATTGGTACAGACCATTCCAACATTGTAGCCACCGAACATGTTGACTGAATTACGAACCAGTGCTGTAAGTGCCTTGGGCTTGCGACCCATGTCACCTTTCATGTCACCTGCTTCAAACTGGTTGACATCGGTAGGTGTCAACAACATGCCCAATGAATCAATCACCCATAGCACCTTCATACGCTCACCGTCTGGTAAGGCTTTGTAGTCAATCATGAATGTTGAAATAGCCTTGGCCACAT